GATGTTGCTGCCTCAACAGTCGGAACTTATATCACAGAAGGACTCGTGATCAAATCTGATTGGACAGCAGTTGCAGGCACTGCTAATCTCACCCCTGGAGCACTCTACTATCTCAGCACTGCAACCGCTGGTGCTTTGACTTCTACTGCTCCGACTACGACCGGCGACATACTTGTTTCAATTGGCCGAGCAGCCAGTCAAGACACGCTGGATGTCAGCATCAGAAATCCGATTGTACTATAATGGCAATACGAGTCCCACTTGTAGCAGTAGATGGTCTGGTCAGAGCACTCCCTCCTGGCGACTCGGTCACCGCACCATTAGAGTCTTCGACAGTTACGACGAACACCACGCTGAATGGCGAGACGCTTGTCTTAGTGGATGCTTCAAGTGGTGCCGTCACAATTACGCTTCCTGCTGCCGCAGACTTTGTAGGTCAGCTAATTCACATCAAGAAAACAGACGCTACCACATTAGCAGTCATAATTGATGGCAATGCCTCCGAGACAATCGACGGCAGCCTCAACCAAACTATCACAACCCAATATGTTTCTGTGACATTAGTTTCTGATGGCACAGAGTGGTATATCATCTAGGAGGGCACCATGGCAGTCAAGAAACCGCTCGTTATCACCAATGGTCAGATTGAACAACTTCAAGCTGGCGACACAATCGAACATCCCGGCATCCTGAACCGGACGTACACGAGTGCAGCCGTCATTGGCCAAGCCGTCTACGTTGACGGTGCAGGCTCGGTCGATCTGGCTCAAGCAGACGCAGCCGCCACCAAAGATGTTCTCGGTCTGTGCTTCGATACCTCGGTTGCCGCAGCGGCATCTGGTGGCGTCATCACGACTGGCATCCTGACTGCGACCACTGGACAGTGGGATGCGGTCACAGGGCAGGTTGGCGGACTCACCGCTGGTGCGAAGTATTGGCTTGATGAGACCACTCCTGGTAGTCTCACTTCCACTGCTCCCACCGTAGTCGGAGACTATGTTGCACCAGTCGGAAAAGCACTCAGCACGACTGAGTTTGAAGTTGACGTTGACCACACGATCCTACTGTAATGAGACGATTTCCGCTCGTACAGGACAACGGGCAAATCGAGCAACTTCCTGCTGCTGACTTTGCTCACATTGGGAAGTTGAATCTCGAACCCCGTCAGATCATCATAGTGAACTCGGCAACCATCAATGTCACGAGTTCCTTTGTTCGAGTACGGTACAACGGTGGTGGCACGCAGAACGTAGATCAAATCAACGGTGGCGAGCGAGGAGACATCCTTATCATTCACCGAGCCAACGGCGGCAATAACATCCGATTCCGTAAAGGGAACGGCAACATCAACGGTGGCAACGACCGAACGATGAGAAGCAGGGACGATACTCTCATGCTAATCAAGATCACTGGTGGTCAGTGGAACGAAGTTTCTTGGCAAGGATAAATTATGACCTGTTGTCCTAATGGCACATACTTCCCGTTGGTGAATGATCCGTGCTTCGGCAATCGGACTCTTCACCCGAACGAGAAATTACGAGTAGGCACACTCGCTGTATCAGATCGCATTGCGATGGGATCAGTTGACGACCCGCTAGCTTTCATCGACGCCGAAGGCACTGGCGGCGATGTAGAACTGCGACTGACTCGGATCGCCGACAACACTGGCAGCCCACGTATCCGATATCGGAAAGCACGAGGCACGCCCGGCAGCGAAGCAGACGTTCAGAGCGGGGACCTGATTGGTGTGTTCACATTTCACACCTATCGCAACGGTGCCTACCAAGGTGCCAACACTCCTGCGAGTTGCATGTTCTTTGCAGAGGTCACGGGGGCACCAGCGGGAGATAGTGTTCCAGCCGACATCGTGTTCAACACGACTGACGTAGGGCAGACTGCGAACGCGAACGCAGTTCGTATTTCACACGAAGCGGCTTTGTTTGTTTACACTGCTCCAGGAGATAGCACACCGACGACCTTACCTTCAAACGCAGCGGGCATCTTCGCCAGAGACGCAGCCAACGCACAGATGTTTGGCATAGAGGAAGACGGCACTGTATGGCAATTGACAGGCACTGGACTCAGCGATGCAGATGGAACTTATCACCTACCTGTGCTAACGGATGGCACCAGACCTGCGGCGGGCACAGCGGGTCGAATGTTCTTCAATTCTACTGATGGTCAGTTGAACATCGACAATGGAACAAACTGGACTCTGCCTGACGGCACTACAACATAGAAAGTCTCCCCTATGAATTGGGTCGCACTAATAAAAGAAGTTGGTCCTTACCTTGGCCTTATGTTTTTCTTCATCTGGCGTGACTATCGCCGGGAAGAGAAACTCGTCAAACAAATCGACGATCTCAACAAGTTCATCCGTACCGAATTGATGGACTGCATCGACAAAGTAACAGAGGCACTACGACATGTCAAACCCTAGCTTGAACTACTTGATCAAGCGGACGCTCTACGATCTCAAGAAACGCTACGGCAACGAGATCAGCGTCTACCGGCTTGAAGCATCGAACACCGATTATGAGACTGGTGTCAAGACTGCTACCAAGTCGGTGATTGATGTCCGCAGTGCAATCGTGCTGCCGACGAATGAAGTGCGGCGGTTCTTTGCGAGCATCGCGTTCATCACCGCATCGAAACAGTTCCTCTCTCCTGGAAACCAAGGCTTCGATCAGAACCAACGTGGGTTCATCATCGCGGCAGAGGATATTCCAGGGTTCGAGTTCGAGCCGGAAGACTGGATTGTCTATCGCGGCAAGCGATATGATGTCTCAGTCATCGAGCGGCTTGAGTTCGACACTGGTTGGCTGATCATAGCTAAGGAATTGAAGGGCACCGTGCCAGAGCGGATCATCAATCTGAACGCCTCAAACACCATGGAGATGGACGATGAATCAGAATCTTCCTAGATGGTTGCACGCCTCCATGGGCAAACACTTCGGCACAGTTGCAGGGACGATCACCCCGTCTCTGAAATACTATGTTCAAGGTGTTGACGAACCGGAGTCAGGAGACTTCCAAAATGACTCGGTTCTATTCCGCATGGATGGCCCAGTCGCTCACCAAGGGAGTGCAAGTGCTGGAGACGAGTGGTACGCTGTCGAGATAATGATTCTTCTCACCGACATAGTGCAGACTACTGGCGACAATGCTTACTCCATCTACGAGTGGGCAGGAATCTTCCAAGCATCAATGTTGAATGATGCCTTGCAGGTTTTCAAGTACGGAAACGGCGTAGATGATGACGACAGCCTGATAGGTTGTCTCGAACCCGACCCTTCTCTGAGAAATAACGTGCGAGTCTTCAACTACGGTCAAATAGACAAAGACTTGCGAGTCAAACAAGTTTCCATCAATGGCAGATTTCTGCTGTACTGTTAGGAGTAACACATGGCACGTATCCAACTTCGTGACACAACTATCTACATTCAAGACGGTCTTAGCGGCAGCGGACAGGTAGACATCGGCAACTCTGCCCTTGGCGTGCCTGCTGTCTCCGTGACAACCGAAGGTGCGGCGGCTGCGGACGAAGTCCAAGTCATCGCTCAGTATGTGCGAGCACCATCGGGTGGCACGTACACAATCACCATCGACGACGGCACCAATGCTCCAGTCACAACCGCAGCCATCGCATACAATGCGACTGCCGCCACGGTTGAGACTGCCATCGACGTTGCGATGACTGCTGCTTCATATCCTTCCTGGACCAACGCCGACATCAGTGTCGCCGAGTCCGGTTCGGCTGGCATCAGCGATGGCACGTTGACCATCACTTATGATGGTGCGTCTGTCACCAACACCAACTTCATCACTGCGATTGTTGACGGTGCCGCTCTGACTGGAGCAACTGGTTCGGTCGGACTCAACATGGGCGTTCAGACTCTTGTTCTGAATAGCGACAACACCGACCTCGTCCCAGTGGGTGCTCGATTCACCATCGCTGGTGAAACCGGCACGCCTGTTCATACAGTGACGGCACGAGACAACAACAGCGACGACGCCGCGACTCTCCGAGTTGCGTTTACCCCCACGTTGGCATCGGTTGTGTCCGAGTCCGACGTGATTACTTGGTTGCCTCAGCGAATCGAAATTGCGATTGGCGACGGCGACCTGTCCTGGACTGAAGCACGCGATCTGATCTACGATCTGGACCGCGACACGCTTGACACTGTTCGTCTGGGCGAAGACCAACCACTCGAAGTTGAGTTGGCTTTCACGTTCGAGTATGTTACCACTCAGAGTGGTCAACAGATTACTCCCGTGGATGCACTCAAGCGAATCAACGAAGCGACCGAATGGGTCTCCAGTTCGAGTGACTTGTGTGAACCTTACGCAGTTGACATCTATGCTGTCCATTGCGTTCCGTGCGGAACCGACCAGGATCAAGACTTCCTGTTCGAGGATTTCCGTTACGAATCCCTTGAGTATTCTGTCCAGGATGCGAGCATCGCGGTCTCGGGACGTTGTAACGTCACTGACGTGACCACGACTCGATCTGACATCACTGGCTGCTAATAGCTACGTCGGCGACTAGCTTGAGACTCGCACTCTCAGGTCAAGTAAAGACGGTCCATCTTTGATACGTATCATCACCATTTTTTACAGGAGATTAGGATGGCAAGAATCCAACTCCGAGACACGACGATCTACATTCAAGACGGTCTGTCTGGCACAGGTGCAGTTTCTGATGCGAGTATCACGTCGCCCAACGACACTGATCTCGATATTGCAGTTTCTGTCCTCAATGCTGACGACCCGGACTTGGTGCCGGTTGGTGCTCGGTTTACCATCGCAGGCGAAACTGGTTCGCCTGTTCATACCGTGACGGCTCGCACGCCTACCGCTGCTAGCCCAACCACGAACATTGTGTTCACCCCTGCGATTGCTGCTGGTGTCGTTGACACTGCGGTCATCACATTTTTACCTCAACGGATTGAGATTGCAATCGGCGACGGCGACTTGTCCTGGACCGAGGCTCGTGACTTGATTTACGATCTTGATCGTGACACCCTTGACACGGTTCGCCTTGGCGAAGATCAACCGCTCGAAGTCGAGTTGGCGTTTACTTTCGAGTACGTCACCACTCAGTCTGGACAGGCTATTACTCCCGTAGACGCTCTGAAGAGAATCAACGAAGCGACCGAATGGGTCTCGTCTTCGTCCGACCTTTGCGAGCCGTATGCGGTTGACATCTACGCCGTCCACTGTGTGCCTTGTGGCACTGACCAGGACCAAGACTTCCTCTTTGAGGATTTCCGTTATGAGTCTCTGGAATACAGCGTTCAGGATGCGTCCATCGCTGTGTCGGGCCGATGCAACGTCACTGATGTTACGACCACTCGGTCTGATATCACTGGCTGCTAAGCGTACTCCACACGGAGGGCGAGCAGAGCGTTCCTGCCTGCCGCCCTCCTTTTCTCTAACCTTTGAGAGGGTTATTTACAATGAAGATCAATGGTGCAGAAGTGAAAGGACCAGCCGAAGAGGTGCTGGTTCTTCCTCGACCTACCGCAGAGGACCTCGTGTTCCGAGCAATCGCGGTCACAGACATGACAGAGTTCGAGGCTATGTGCCCTGAACCGAAACCCAAAGCCATGCTTGTAGCTGGCGGCTGGAAGAAATCTCTGGACAATCCAGAATACATCCAAGCCGTTGGAGACCACGGTGTGTTACGCTTCGCTTGGATTCTACTCAAGTCACTTGAGCCGTCCAACATCGAGTGGGACACTGTGGAACGCAACAAGCCTTCTACGTGGTGCAACTGGGACGCCGACATGAAGGCTGCCGGTCTAAGTCAGACTGAAGTCAACCATGTCGTCAACTGTGTTGCCTCTGCCAATGCTTTGAATGAGCAGAAGCTAGAAGCGGCACGAGCAAATTTCTTGCGTGGTCTGGAGAGGGCGTCCGTAAACTCATCCTCCCCAAGTTCCGAACCGCCGAGTACGCCATCTGGCGAAGCTGCGAGCGACTCGGAATCAGACCCCCAGGAGTAAAGGACGCATGGGACCAAAATCCCGTTTGGGTGCAAGCCAAGGTGCTTGCTTATTCGCAGATCAGAGATACCGAAGAGAATCCTGAACCTCCCAAGAAAGCCTCCGCACCTCCGAGACGAGGAAGGAAACGATAGTGGCAAAGTTTGGCTTCACAACTCAGCTTCAAACGATAGACTTCGATCTGAAGTCGTACCAGAATGTTCTGGATCAGCGTATGCAGGAACTGACAAAGGAAGCCGGTCGCTCTTGGTTGAATACGGTTCTCAGTATTGTCCCAACTTGGTCCCGAGCCTCCAGAGCCACCTTTGAGAAGTTGGCAAAAGAGGTTGGGGAACAGGTCACGTTTGGTCCCTTGGCTGCGAAGAAAGATCGAACCAACCTCGGTCAATCAAACAGCGACGGTGGTGTAGAGTTCAAAGGCAATGAGTACCATTTCTTCTACGAGACTACGCTTCGGTATCTCGAATACAATGAGTTCAATGCTGCTTCGCCTGGAGCACCTCCCAAACCCTACGGTCAACTGATCAATCCTACGCCATACAACTTCCTTGAAGCCGGTGCAAACAACTTCAGGAGTTTTGCGGCAAACATCAAGTTGCCCGACGTGTCACTTTTCATATCTGGGAAACCAATCTAAATGGCTATTACAGAACGTATCGGTTTTGAGACAGCGGACGCGATTGCGAACTTGCTTGCTTTAGGCAAAGCAATTCGGAATACCAATGCTGCCATTCGTACTCTGAACAAGAACGCCAATGCTACTTCGTTGCAGGCGTTGGCAACTGGTTTCCAGAGTGTTGCGACTCAAGCTAAGTCTGCTCAAGTTGCCGTTGGTGGTGCCTCAACTTCGATGAAGACTGCGGGTGCGGTAGGCACGAAGGCAGGCAACAGCCTGACCCTGTCCTGGCAAACCTTCGCTCGGGTTATTGCAACTCAAGCTATCGTCCGTGGTATCAATGCTGTCACGCAAGCATTGAAAGATGCTGCGGTCACGGCATTTCAATTCCAGAAGGATACTGCTAGGATCGCGGCGATCTCCAACGAAGGTGCTGCCGGTCTTGGTAACCTTCGGGATCGTTTGATTGAAATCTCAAATGCGACTGGTCAAGAAATTGGCGAGGTCACCCGTGCATCGTTGGAAGCGTTGCAGAATGATCTCGGCGATACCGCTACCACTCTGACCGCACTCGAAGGTCCAATCAATCGACTGGCTCGTGTCACTGACTCGTCACTGACGACCGCAGTGAACGCTGTGTCATCCGTGATCAAAGCGTACAACCTGGATGCCGCCGAAGCAGCACGCATCTCGGACATCTTGTTTGCCACGTACAATAAGGGTGTCATCGAACTCTCAGGCTTGGAAGGTCGTCTCGGTACGGTCAACAACCAAGCAAACGCCTTGAACGTCAGCTTCGAGGAAGTCGCTGGTGCCTTGACTGCGTTGACGTTGTCTGGTAACAATACCAGCTTCTCGTTGACTCAGGTCAGAAACATCTTCAACAAGATGATCAAGCCGGGCGATGATCTCCTGGCTGTGATGAAGAAACTCGGCGTCGAGGGTGGTGGAGAACTCATCGAGAAGTTCGGTGGACTCGAAGGTGCCTTGAAGGCATTGCTCGGCGAAGTCGGCGGCAGCGAGAAAGCATTGGCTGCTCTGTTCGGAACCATCCGTGGTCAGCTTGGTATCTTCGGTTTGTTGAACAACGACGCGAAGCTATTCGAGAGTTCGTTGAAAGCTGTGAAAGAATCTGCTGGTTCTTTGGACGTAGCGTTCAAAATCTTCAACGAGCAGACTGCTGCACAGTTCGACCAGGAACTCACCAAACTCAAGAACTCTACTCTCGGTCTAGGTACTTCTCTTGGTGAACTCGCAACCGACACTCTGACGTTCGTCAACAACTTCATCGAAGGGTTCCAACGACTGCGTCAGCGGGATGATTTTGGAGCACTCGAAAAATTCGCTCGAAACTTCGGCTCTGCTTTCATCTCAGTGATCGACGACATCATTGCGGCTTCCGATAAGCTGTTCTCTTTCATCGCTGTTGGTGCTGCTAGAGCAAT